TTTTACTTTTTCATAGTTTTGTTCTCCTTTTGACCGAGAGCCGCCTTTATATAGGGCGGCTTTTGGTTTGGGGAAAAGAGAGGTGGTGACGGTGGCAAAGGGGAAGTATCAGAAGTGGCTGACGCCTGAAGGCTTGTTATTGCTCGAGGGCTGGGCACGCGACGGGCTGACAGATGAACAGATTGCACAGAAGATGGGCGTAGGTTATTCCACGCTGCAAACGTGGAAATCAAAATATCAAGACATTCAAGATACCCTAAAAAAGGGCAAGGATGTCGTGGATTACCAAGTCGAAAACGCCCTGCTGAGTTCAGCACTGGACGGCAACACCACCGCGCAGATCTTCTGGCTCAAGAACCGCCGTCCCGACAAGTGGCGCGACAAGCAGAAGGAAGAAGCCGACAACACAGCGCTTGACAAGCTCGATGATATTCTGCGGGAAATCAAGGCGGACGCTGAAAGGAGCACGGGCGATGCCGTACACGAGTAAACAGAAGGAATATATCGCACGCGCCAACAAGCGCTGGAATTTCAAGAGCGGCGCTGTCCGATCGGGCAAGAGCTACGTCGACGTGACCGCCGTGATTCCGATGCGCATTCGTGAACGCGTCGGCAAGGACGGCTTGTGCTTCATCATCGGAGTGTCCAAGGAGACCATCGAGCGCAACGTGCTGCAGCCGATGCGCGAGCGATACGGCGGCGAGCTTGTCGGCACGATCAACAGCCGCAACATCGCGCGGATCTGCGGCGAGAACGTCTATTGTCTCGGCGCGGAAAAGGCAAGTCAGGTCGCGAAGTTCCAGGGCGCTTCCGTCAAGTACGCCTACGGCGACGAAGTCGCGAAGTGGCACGAGGATGTTTTCAACATGCTCAAGTCGCGTCTGGACAAGCCCTACAGCTGCTTTGACGGCTCTCTGAACCCCGAGCACCCGACGCACTGGCTGAAAAAGTTCATAGACAGCGACGCCGATATTTACTTGCAGGAATACACGATCTTTGACAATACATTTTTGTCGCCCGATTTCGTCGCGAATCTTTGCAAGGAATATGAGGGCACGGTCTATTATCTGCGGCTTATCCTCGGCAAGTGGGTGCGCGCCGAGGGTGCGATATATCGCAGGTTTGCCAACGACCCGAAGCCGTTCTACTGCCGCATTGTGGACAGCATCAATCCCGAGCTGCCGTATAGACAGTTTCTTCGCTCGGAGCTTGAGCAAATCACGATCGGCGTCGACTTCGGCGGCAATCAGTCGGGTCACGCTTTCGTCGCGACGGCTCTGACGCGCGGCTACGGCGAGCTGATCGCGCTGAAAAGCGAACGGCACACGGAGGAATGTGAGCCGAATGACATCGACCGGATTGCGCTGGAGTTTGCGCAGTCCGTTTTTGACGCCTTCGGGATGCCCGATAATCTATACTGGGATAACGCCGAGACGGTTCTCGGCAGAGGTCTGCGGCACGCGTTTGAAAAGCGGTTCCCTACCGTACACGTGAAGGGTGCGCGGAAGTGTGAGATCAATGACCGTATCCGCTGCACCACGCGGCTGATGGGCGCGGGCAGATTCTGGTATACCGACGGCTGCGAAACGCTGAAAACGGCGCTTTCCGAGGCAGTATGGGACAAAAAGCAATTAAAGGACGTCAGGCTGGACGACGGCAGCACCGACATTGACAGCCTGGACGCATTTGAATATACGTTTGAGCGCGACATCAAGCGCTTGATTAAGGCGGTGTGAAATGAGGATATTTGATTTTTTCAGGGAGGTGTACAGGAGATTGTTCCCGATAAAGGATATTCAGACGGCGCTCGGGGTGGAGCCGGCGCTGTCGCAGAACATGCTCGACCGCATAGCCGTGTGGAATAAGGCGTACATGGGCAAGGCGGCTCACGTCGACGGTGACAAGGTCATCAGCCTGCGGCTCGAAAGCTCATCCGTGAGGGAGCTTGCGAACGTGACGCTCAGCGAGATGACGACGAACGTCTCCAACAAGCAGCTCAATGATCTGCTCGAAAAGGTCAAGGTCAATCTGAATAAGAACCTGCAGCGCGGACTGGCGACGGGCGGCATGGTGATCAAGCCGCTCAACGAGAGCGGCGTTCAGTTTGTCGCGGCGAATGCGTTTATTCCGCTCGCCTATGACGCAGAGGGCAGGCTGACCGACGTGGTGTTTCCCGAGCAGAAGCGCATCGGCGGCAAATACTATACGCGGCTGGAGCGGCACACGCTGAGCGGCGGCACGCTGACGATCGTGAACAGCGCCTATGAATCCGATTCCGAGAACGCGCTGGGGCGTCCTGTCCCACTGAGCGCAGTGGACGAGTGGAAGAATTACCGCGAGTCGGCGATCTTCCCGGTGAGCCGCAATATCTACGGCTATTTCCGCACCCCGAACGACAACACCGTCGACGGCAGCGCCGCGGGCGTTTCGGTATTTGAGACCGCGATGGACAAGATCAGGCGCGCCGATATCCAGTTCGGACGGCTTGACTTTGAATTTGAGTCGGCAAAGCGCAGGATCCACGCCGATGTTTCAATGGTGAAAAAGACGGAGAGCGGCTACGAGCTCGACGAGGTGTATGTTGACGTCAACGGCGATTCCGATGATTTCTATAAGGAGTTTTCTCCATCACTGAGGCAGGACGGCTTTATCGCGGGACTGGAGGAGTACAAGCGCGAGATCGAGTTTGACATCGGCTTGTCCTACGGCGACCTCTCTCAGCCGCAGTACGTCGAAAAGACCGCGACGGAGGTCAACGCCGCCAAGATCCGCAAGCGCAACACGGTGACGCAGATACAGGAGCAGCTGAAAGCCTGTCTTGACGATCTGGTGTTCGCTCTCGCGTTCCACAACCGCCTGACGCGCAGCGGCTATGAATTCACCTGTGATTTCAAGGACAGCATCCTCAACGACGAGCAGAGCGAGCGCGAGGAGGACAGAAAGGACCTCGCCAACGGCACGCTCCGTCCCGAGGAGTACCGGGCACGCTGGCGCAATGAAACGCTTGCCAGGGCGAAGGCGAACCTTCCGCAGCAGGCAGAGGTTGACTGATGCTGACCCCGAACGAGCTTGAAGCAATTCCCGAGCAGTTGGTGAAGATATTCCGTCAGCTCGAGCTTGACGTGATGAATGACATTATAGAACGAATTGCCGTGAATAAAGACATTTCCCGAACCGCTGACTGGGAAATCAGTCGTCTGTACGAGCTGGGCGTTAGCAAGCGAGCCATCAAGAAGCGAATCAAGGACGCGCTGAAATTGTCAACACGCGAAATCAACCTGATTTATAAAAACGTGATATGGCAGGATTACGCACGTTACGAGCCGATTTACAGGACAAAGGGCAAGCCGTGGATTCCGTATGAGAAAAATAGGCAGCTGCAGCAGCTCGTCAGCGGAATCAAGGAGCAGACGCTCGGTGCGTTCAAAAACATCACGCAGTCGCTGGGCTTTGCGGTCAAGCGTCCCGACGGCACGCGCGTCTTTCAGCCAATCGCGGAGTATTATCAAAAGACGCTCGACAACGCCGCGATGGGAATGCTCAGCGGTGTGTATGATTACAACACGATGATAAAGAAGGCGGTCAGGGAGCTGACCGAGAGCGGCTTGCGCACGGTGGATTATGAAACAGGCCGGAGCAACCGCGTAGAAGTCGCGGCGCGGCGCGCGCTGATGACGGGCTTCAACCAGGTTGTCGCAAAGGTGACGGAGGAGAACGCTGAAAAGCTCGGCGCCGATCACTTTGAGGTGACCTACCACCGCGGCGCGAGACCGACGCACCAGCCGTGGCAGGGCAGGGTGTACACCCGCGAGCAGCTCGTCACGGTCTGCGGCTACGGAGCTGTGGACGGTCTGAAGGGTGCGAACTGCTACCATGACTTTCACCCGTTCTTTCGGGGTATTTCAAAGCGGCTCTACACCGACGAGGAGCTCGATAAATGGAACGCCGAGGAAAACACCCCGAAGCAGTACGGCGATAAGGAGTATACCACCTACGAGGCACTGCAAAGACAGCGCCGCATGGAAACGAGCCTGCGCCGCAAGCGCGAGGAGATCGAGCTGCTTGAAAAGGGCGGGGCGAACGAGGACGACATCAACGCCGCCAAGGCGAAATACCACGCGCTGTCAAACGAATACGCCGCGTTTTCCAAGACGATGAACCTGCCCCAGCAGAGGGAGCGGATAAGGATTGACGGCAGGAAAGGCGTTGATGTTTCTTTCGGAAAACCGCTTGAAAAAGCCGAAAAAACGGTTGAAAAGACGTCTTGAAACTGAAAAAGAAAACAATAAGGATTAGACCGCTCAGTTTAGGCAGGGCGTTTTTTATACCCAAATTGTCCGGAATGACGCGAAACTATCAAGCGAAGTGGAAAGGAACCACGAGAAAAAACTGAAAGTGAGGTAAACAGCATGAAAAGAGACGACATCAGAAAGATTTTCGAGGGCGCGACCGACGAGCAGATCAGCGCCGTGCTGAATATCAACAGCGCGGACATCGGAGCTGTCAGGAAGAAGCTCGAGGACGAGCGCGACAGCTACAAAACGCAGCTCGAAACCGCGGCGCAGAAGCTCGAGGGCTTCAAGGACGTGAACGTCGAGGAGCTGAAAGGACAGATCGCGACCCTGACGGGCGACCTTGCGAGTCAGAAAGCCGCTTTTGAAAAGCAGCTTGCCGACCGCGACTTTGACGACCTCCTCAACGGCGAGATCCGCGGCAGCAAGGCGAAGAACGTCACAGCAGTGCGCGCGCTGCTGGATGTGGAAACCCTCAAAACGAGCAAAAACCAAAAGGACGACATCGCCGCCGCGCTCAAAAAGACGAAAGAGGAGAACGGCTACCTGTTCGAGTCTGACGAGCCGATCGACAACGGCACCTTTGTGGGCGGCACGTCGCAGAACCCCAAGGTCAGAACCCTCGAGGAAATTGACAAAATGTCCTTTGACGAGTACAGAAAGTACCGTCAGGAAAACTAAGGAAAGGAAGTAAAAACATATGGCAAACACATTTTTAACCCCCAGCATTATCGCGAAGGAAGCGCTTATGGTGCTCCTGAGCAATCTCACCATGGCGAACCTCGTTCACCGCGATTATTCAGATGAATACGCAAAAGTCGGCGACACCGTAAATGTCCGCGTTCCCGCAAAATTCGTGGCAAAGAACTTCACGGGTCAGGTAGACGTGCAGGACATCACCGAGGACAGCGTAGCCGTTAAGATGGACAGGTTCCGCGATGTCACCGTTGCAGTCACCTCCAAGCAGATGACGCTTGATATCAAGGACTTTTCCAAGCAGGTAATCGAGCCTGCCATGCAGGCGCTGATTCAGGCGGTTGACGTTGACCTGCTCACCGTCGGCATCGAAAAGGCGGGCAAGACCGCGACTGTTTCGGGCACGCCGGTTATCAGCGACATCGCGGGCGTCGGCAAGGCACTCGATATTTCAAAGGCTCCCCGTCAGAACCGCCGTCTGGTGCTGCCTCCGACCATTCTCTACAAGTACAACACCCTCGACAATTTCGCGAAGCAGTGCTACAAGGGCGATTCCCAGGCGCTCAAGGAGTCCGAAATCGGCAGGGTGTTCACCTGTGACACCTTCATGTCGCAGAACTGCCCCGAGAATCAGAGTGCGACAGCAGGCACCGCGACCGCCTACAAGGTAACGGGTACCGCCAACGCGACACAGTTCACCGTGTCGGACGGCTCCGCGGCGACGGGTACCATCAAGAAGGGCGACCAGCTGATCGTCAACGGCTATCTCTACACCGTTACCGAGGATCTGACGCTCTCGAGCGGCGCGGGTACCCTCAAGGTTGACCAGAACATCCCCGCGACGATCTCCACACCCGTCAGCGCCCTGCTGATCAAGAAGGCGCACGCCCTCGGCTTCCACCGCAACGGTCTCGCGCTTGTCACCCGTCCGCTGGAGCTGCCCATGGGCGCGGCAAAGGCGGCGGTCGTGTCGGATGACGGTTTGTCTATCCGCGTCGTCTTTGAGTATGACGCATCTACCAAGACCGACAAGGTCAGCTTTGATATTCTCTACGGTATCAAGGCGCTGGACAGCAGCCTTCTCGTTGACTTCTCGTAAGGAGTGAGCCTATGACCGTTTATGCTGACAGCAGCTTTTATGAACGCGAGTATCTGAGCGGCAGAACGGCGGTCATTCCTTCTTCGGAGTTCGGATATTACGCCCGTCGTGCGAGCGCGGTAATCGGTCAGTATACGCTTGGCAATATCGGTGAAAATATTCCCGAGAGCGTTAGGTATTGCTGCTGTGAGCTCGCCGAGACGATTTACTCAGCCGAAAACGCCAAATCTGCATCGGGCGTAGTTTCCGAGAAGGTCGGCGATTTGTCGGTGAATTATGAGAGCGCGGAAACGCTGCGCAGGGCGCTGCCCCGATACATGAGGACCGTGATTTACTTATGGCTTGCCGGCACGGGCTTGCTCCACCGCGGAGGTGACCTATGCTGACGGAATCGAGCTGCACGCTCTACCTGAGAAACGGCGAGGGCTTTGAGCGTTACGTCGTGCCTGCCTGTCACTGGCAGGAGAGCGCGGCGGCGTCCGTGAACAAAAGCGGCATGCAGGACGGCGGCGGTATTGTGGTCTATATCCCGAAAACGGCAATGGTGCTGTTTCCGGACGGCAGGCTCTATCCGTCGTCAAAGCTCTTTCCGAACCAGGATATTTCCCCGAAAAAGCCCGCGCAGGACATGATCGTCAAGGGCGAATGTGATTTTATCTTTGACAATTCCACGCCGCAGGCGGCTTCCGAGAGCCTCAGAGAGATGAACAACCGCTTTGAGGTGCATACCGTCATGCGTGTTGACAGGCTGCTCTACGGCAGCGAGAGCATGCAGCATTACAAGCTGAGCGTGAGGTGAGAGCATGAAAATCATCCAGCCGTGCGACGTCAACGTCACCGCGCCGAACGGATCGTTCATCTTCAAATGGAATCCGCGCTTCGGTGAAATGATGTCCGAGCGCATTCAGAAAACGCAGCGGTTCATCGACAGCGAAACCATGCGCCTGATGGTACCGTACACGCCCATGCGCAACGGCATCCTGATGGAGAGCGTCAAGCTCGGCACCGTTCTCGGCAGCGGCGAGCTGCGGTATTTATCGCCATATGCGCGGTATCTCTATTACGGCGAAATCTACGGCCCTAACATTCCGATATTCGAGGGCAGTCAGCTTGTCGGCTTTTTCAGTCCGCCGGGGCAGAAGAAGCACCCGACCGGCAGGCAGATGACCTACGACACCTCGCGGCATCCGCAGGCGGGCAAGCTGTGGTTTGAGCGCATGAAAGCCGACCACGCCGACGAAATCCGCGCGGGAGCCGCCAAAATCGCAGGAGGAGTAACCAAATGAACATAATCGAGAAGATGAAGTCTATTCTGGAGGAGTATCCGAAAATCGGAACGCTCCACATTGACTACAACCTCAACGACGCCGACAGCTTCGGGCTTTACCCGACGGGCGACAGAAAGGTCAGCGAGGACGTGCTCGGCGGGCAGGAACGGCAGCACACGTTCATTCTCTACGCCGTTTTCCAGTCCTTCAACGACTACGACAGGCTCACCAATTCGGGCTTGCTGCTCGATCTGCAACTCTGGCTGGAGCAGTACGCCGATAGCCAGGAGCTGACGACCGTCATCAACGACGTGACGCGCAGGGGGTATCTGAAAAACATCACCTGCGCGAACGGTATGCTCTTCAACATACCTGACAACAACATGAACGCCGCGGTACAGTATCAAATGCAGATAACCGCGGAATACACCATAGAAAGTGAGGAATTTTAATGCCTAATGCAACAGGAGTCGGAAAGCTCAAGAGAAGCTATTATCTGACTTATATCGATTCGTCCTTTGGCGGTCAGACGCCGTCATGGTTTCTTATCGGCAAGCATATTCAGGACATGAGCGTGGAACTCAATCCCGACACTCAGGTCATCAAGAATATTCTCGACGAGACCGTCACAGAGGACAACGGCTACCAGCCGAGCATTTCGGCTGACACATATCACGCCAACACGGGTGATTCCATTTACGAGAAAATCAAGGACATCATGATGAACCGCAAGACGGGCGACGACTGCAAGACAAAGGTGCTCGAGGTTCTGATTGACAAGACCGAGGGTCCCTTTGACGCATGGCAGGAGGATTGTGTTGTAAAACCGCAGTCCTACGGCGGCGCTCAGGGAGCTGTGAACATTCCCTACAACATTACCTTTGACGGCAACCGTCAGCAGGGTACAGCGACGCTCGCGAACAAGGTCCCGACCTTTACGGCAGCATAGTCCACATGATCATAACGGGGCGGCTCGTCCGCCCCACAGCATTAAGGAGTGAAAATAATGCCGAATCTGGTTTTTAATAAAGGCTACAAGGAATATGACATCAACGGCGACAAGGACTGCGTTATCCGCGTCTACACCTCAGACTGGGGGATCATCGGGCGGATCGCGGAGCTGAAGGAGAGAATTGTCGCGAAGGTGCGCACTCTCAAAAACGTCGGCGACGATTTCGAAACCGCCATGAATGAGCTCAACAGGGTAGAACACGAGGTCAGAGCCGAAGTCGACACAGCGTTTGGCTCTCCCGTCAGCGATAAGGCATTCGGCAGCGTAAACTGTCTGTCCTTTGCCGGAGGTCAGCCGATCGTGCTGAACTTCCTCGAGGCGATTCTGCCCGAGATAAGGAAGGATCTCGAAGCCGAGACTCAGCAGGCTAACGAGCGCATCGCGAAGTACGCCGACGCCGCCGCGATGTATGACTGATGTATTATCTTCCGAAATCGCTCGAGGTTGACGGCAGGGAATACCCGATCCGCACTGACTACCGCGTCGCTCTGACGATATTCGAGGCGTGCAACAGCTATGATCTCAGCCCTCAGGAGAAGGCGATAGCGGTTGTAAAGTGTCTGTACAAGGAAATCCCCGAAAACTTCTCCGCGGCTCACGAGAGGGCTGTGTGGTTCCTCGACGGCGGCGATATGCCGAAGTCAAAGCAGGCTCCGCGAAGGATGATGGACTGGGAACAGGACGAGTATATCATATTCCCGGCGCTGAACAAGGTCGCGGGATATGAAATCAGAGAAGCGAAATATCTGCACTGGTGGAGCTTCCTCGGACTGTTCAACGAGATCGGCGACGGGCTGTACGCTCAGGTGATGAATATCCGTCAGAAGCTCGCATACGGCAAACAGCCCGAAAAGTGGGAACGCGAGTTCTGCAACAGGCACAAGGAGCTGATCGTGCTCAGGGAAAAGCTCACTCCCGAGGAAGAAGCCGAGCTGAAAGAGGAACAGGCGTTTATAGACAGCATTTGTTGATTGACTTTCCGGAAAGAATGTTGTATTATTTTGGTGTACAACATATTCGAGGGGGTACAATTATGTTTTGTAATCATTGCGGCAGACAAAATCCCGACGGCGCGAGGTTCTGCAACTTCTGCGGCGCGCCTGTATCGGCACAGATGATGAATGTCGGTCAGCCGCGGCATCAGCAGCGCAATGCCGAAATCGCGGAGCTTGAGAGAATGATTCGATATTTCTCGCAAAAGTCCGTGCTTTACGAAGAGTACGACAGGCTCACACCGCTTGTGGACAGAACCCTGAAGGGCTGTAAGCATGTGCTTTTGGTTTTGGGCATCATCGCGGCGTGTGTCGGATTGCTGACCGTGCCGATGGTTATTCTCAAAATTATGGAGGATAAAAACTACGTATCAATAATTCTTCCTATGATGTATCTGCTTCCGGGAATCGGTATGATCGTCGGTTATGTCTTTTACGCGAACGCTTTCAAAAAGAGAGCCGCAAAAACATTTCAGCGGTATGACGAGGTGACGGCAGAGCTGTTTGACTATTATCAGCAGTACGGCACATGCCTTGTCGGTCCCGAGTACACGAACCCGTCAAACCTCATCACAATTATAAACACCATCAAGTCAGGGCGTGCCGATACCACAAAGGACGCGATCAACCTTCTGCTTGAGGATACATACCGCAATAACATGCAGCGAATAGCCGCACAGGCCGCGAGAAGCGCAGCGGCGGCAGCACGAGGCGCAAGAGTCGGCGCAGTATTCAGCGCGGCAAATTTCTTCCTTAAATAATTTTTCACAAAAGCCGTTCCAATTTGGGGCGGCTGTTGTTATGCGTACATCTTTCGAAATGTGCGCTATTTTTATACCATTTTTCAGAAATGAGGTGATGATTTGCCTGCTACAGACGGAAGCCTGATTTTTAATACCAAGATTGATATTTCAAATGTGAACAAAGGCTTGAAGGCGGCGGATAAGCAATTTGCTGCTTCGGCGAACAAGGTGAAAAAAATACTCGCCGATACTGAGAAAAGCGCAAAAGCAAAAGCCGCGTCAATAGCTTCCGAATATAAAAAAACGGGCGAATCGCAGAGCGAAGCCTTGAAGCACGCGTGGAGAACCGTCAAGGAGAACGGCGAGGAGTTCAGCAAAAGCACCTCAGAAAGCTTCCGCGAGGTTGGAGACAGTGTAGGCGATACAACCGACTCTATCGGAGATTCCATTAAGGAGTTCGGTAAGAATATCATGGAGAGCCGCGACTGGATCACCATGTTGGTAAAAGTGGTCACTGCTGAGTTAAAAATGCTTGGGGACGCGGCAGGAGAAGCAGCAAACGCCGGACTTACCGCTTTTTCAAAAACTGTTCAAGGAATCGGTCAGTTGACTGCTCAGACCGGCAAATTTACTATCAAGCAATTTATCGGCGACTGGGAGGATAACAACAACAGTATAAAGCGCCTTTTGCTTATGGCTGGTTCGGTTTTCTCAGTCTACAAGCTGATTGATTTCGGCAAGCAAGGCATAGATTTAGGCTCTGATTTGTCCGAGGTTCAGAATGTCGTTGACGTCACCTTTTCGCATATGACTGACAAGGTGGACGAATGGGCGAAAAAGGCTCAGGACGCGTACGGCTTGTCGGAAACTATGGCAAAGAAGTTTGTTGGCTTATACGGTTCTATGTCGGAAGCGTTCGGTTTTACAGAGCAGGAAGCCTTCGAAATGTCAAGTACGCTTGCGGGACTGGCGGGCGATGTTGCGTCCTTCTACAATATCGACCAGGATTTAGCATACACAAAGCTCAAATCAGTGTTCTCGGGTGAAACCGAGACGTTGAAGGATTTGGGCATTGTTATGACCGAAAACGCGCTCAATGATTACGCAATGCGTAAGGGCATAGGCAAAACCGTTTCAAAAATGAGTGAAGCGGAAAAAGTAACTCTGCGCTACAATTTCGTTCTTGATCAGCTTAATAACGCTGTTGGCGATTTTACGCGTACACAGAACAGCTGGGCTAATCAAACGCGGCTTTTATCTCTCAGATGGGATACGTTGAAAGCTACCATGGGCAGAGGTTTTATAAACGGCTTAACTCCTGTTATCAAGGTTGTCAATCAGCTCCTCGAAAAACTGCAGAAAGTCGCCGAGTGGTTTGAAAGCTTCACTACCGCAATTTTCGGTAATTCAAACGCTTCCACGGGCGCGATGACGGAGGGACTTGAAACGGCTGCCGATACCGCCGATACTCTCGCCGACAGCATTGAGAATGTTACAGAGAAAAGCGACGAGCTTCGCTACGGGCTTGCAGACTTTGACGAGCTGAATGTTATCACCGACAACAGCGACAGCGAATCTCCGCAGGAGCTTGTTGACGATTTGGCCAAGGCTTCGGGTGTGATCGACAATCTTGTTGAGGACACCAAAAATAATGCAGAGGAAACTCTGTCAAATATCGGCTTTTCCGAGGCGGTCAGAAAAGCGATCGAAAAGGGCAATTGGCGCATGGTCGGATTTTTGATTGCCGAAAATATCGACGCTCAAATCAGGAAAATACAATGGGGCGAAATCAAGAAAAGCGCCGTCAATCTTGCTCGTAATGTCGGCGAGTTTATAAACGGTGCGTTTGAGTCTCCCGATTTGTGGATCTCAGTCGGTCGCACGATTGCCGAGGGTTTGAATACGGCAATAAAATTCTTGCTCACACTGTTGCAAACCATTGATTTCAGTAAAATCGGAATCTCTTTTGCCGAAATGTTCAATGAATTTCTCAAAACATTTGACGCTGAGGAATACGGCAAATTAACGGCTGAGAGAATAAATGGGATTTTTGATTTTCTCGGCGGTTTTGCCTTCAACTTTGATTGGAGTAGGCTCGGTGACAAGATAGGCGAAACGCTCGCTTCATATTTTGAGAACCTTAATCTGACCGAAGCAGGCAAAAGTGGCAAGACTATTCCGGAGACAATCGCAGGTATTATTAACGGGCTGATTCAAGCAGGTATTTCACTGCTGACATACGAATTTACCGATGATAACGGCGAGGTTCATAATCTCTGGGAGTATGTAGGAACAGTTTTAGGCGAAGGGCTGAATTCTTTCCTTGAGAATTTCAGTCTGAGTGATGCGGTTACGCTGATTAAATCAGGAATTACCGCATTCCTTAAGGTTATTTTCAAAGCTTTCAAGGCTATTGCCGGCGAGGACGGTAACGGCTTCAAAAAGCTTGGCGCCGAGCTTGCGGACGAGTTGAATAAATGGCTTGAGGACGATAGTTGGTGGCAGGAAACTGGCACTATGCTCGGTGAGATCATCAATGACATTCTGGATTTTGCTGTTTCATTATTGGCTAATATCGACCCTGACAATCTTAATCGGGCAATCGATAACTTGTTCAAATCAGTTGATATTGACAGAATTGTAAAAAGCGTTATGTATATTGCATCGTGGGTATACTTGAAAAGTTGGGATTTTATCTGGAAACTAATTCAAAAGATTGGCGCTTCAATTTCCAAATCAATCAGCGATTTATTTTACGGAGAAGAGCTCTCAAATACCCTTTTTACTTTTTTCAGTTCAATATGGGACAACCTGACAAACGGCGCTTCGGGAGCATGGGAAGCAATCAAGGCAATATTCGGGCACGTCGGCGATTGGTTCAAAAATACCTTTTCCGAGGCGTGGAATAAGGTCAAGGAAGTGTTCTCATCGGGCGGCAAGGTATTTGAAGGCATAAAGGAAGGCGTTGCAAGCGTATTCCGTGAGGTCGTAAACCATCTTATAGACGGCATGAACACGATTATTTCAAACTCTTTTGACGGCATAAACTCAATGCTTTCCACAGTGAGAGATTTTGAAATATTTGGCAATCAGCCGTTTGGTTTTATCCGGACTATTGACGTTCCGCAAATCCCGCGCCTTGCCACCGGCACCGTCGTTCCCGCGAATTTCGGCGAGTTTACCGCTATTCTCGGCGACAACAAGCGAGAGCCTGAGATTGTATCGCCGCTATCCTCGATGAAACAGGCGTTTTTGGAAGCTCTCGCCGAGTCAGGCTACAGCGGCGGAAGCGACCGTCCGATTTACTGCACCGTCGTACTGGAGGACGGCACGGTGCTGTTCCGCAGTGTCGCTGAGGAGGACGACCGTTATTACAAATCTCACGGGCAGTCGCGTTTTGAGAGGAGGCAACCCATATGAGTTTTCAGAACTGGCTGATCAGGCTCGCAAAGACAAACGTCCTTTTTCCGCATAAGTACATCAAAAAGGAAACCTACAAATCAACCGACCTGCAGCGCGCTGAAATAAAGGCATACCGCGACAACAATTACGACCTTCACCGAGTTACCTCTCCGAATTACAAAACGAAAATCGAGTTTCAGACCTACCAGCTCAACCTTGCGCAGCTGACGGAGATACAAACGAAGCTCAGAGCCGCTATGGATAACTACCAGCAGCGCAGGATCCGGCTGACATATTGGGACAACGAGCTGCTTGACTACCGCACGGCTACGTTCTACATGACCGATAAGACCTACAATATCGTGACCTTCGGCGGCGGTAATATCAAATACGCGCCGCTGACGTTTACCTTTGTCGAGTATTAAGGAGGGCATATGGCAGAGCTGTTATATAACAGAATTGTGATTTCCTTTCCCGACGGTGACGGTGAACCGATTACCGAGGAGAATATCCGCAGCGAGAGTATGCGGATCAGACAGACAATCTGTGACGAATCGTATTTGAAGTTCGGCGGCTGCATTGCGTCGGAGCTCAAAATCGACCTGCTCAGGACAAATGACAGGTCATTCGATGACAGTCTGATCGGTAAATGGATCTCCGTCAAGATTACTCAGTGCTTCACAACGGATAATCTGCTGTATCCGTCATCGTCACTATATCCTTCGCCGACGCTTTTTCCCGGCTTTCAGACCGAGGAGGTTGACAGATATGTTTTCAGCGGATACATCGACAGCGCAGTTGTCAGCAAAACCGACAATAACGTGATCGATATTACGGCTTACGATATCCTCGCAAAGCTCCACGCTGATGACGCTACAGACGCGCTTTACGCGATGTATAAGACCGTTAACAATAACACTCTCGGCACAATCCTGAACGCTGTAACAAGCCGTTTTTCCCTGAACTTTGTTTCGGGAAACCTGTTGTCCGAGTTTTATAACAACGGCTCGAATGTCACAATTCGTAATTATCCCGTCTGGAAAAACACCGACTGGATGAATTCGGGCGAAAAAATCAGCTACGGTCAGCTGTTGAGGGATATTTGCGAAATGCTCGGCACCTTTGGCGTCATAGTCCCGAACAGCGGAAAAGGCAGCCTTGAATTCAGGACGCTGTACAATCCGGACGTTGAGGAATATACGTTCTTCGAGCCGCCGCTCAATGCAGAAACCTATCAGTGTACAGGATACACGGATTTCGTCTTTCCCGTTGAGAACGACAGAGACCGCCCCGGTAAAACCGTTACGGCGATCGGCGGTCTGTCGGATTCATATGACGGAGCTGTGGAGAAAAGCTATGATTTTTCCGCGAATATCCTCACGCAGAGGAAATACGCTCAGTCAGGCGGCAGCCGCACCTCAACGGAATTTGATTATCTGATCAACACCTCGTCAATAGGTACGAGGCTCGCTATGAATGCCGAATCAGAGTCACACCCGACCGCCTGCACGCTCAGCGAATATAAACCCGTAAAGGTCAAGATAGATTCGCGGCTCTGGGTAAAGGTCGGTGCGCCTGTAAGAATTTACGCCAACAAGACCGATGCCGAGGGCGGCTATATCATCGATGAAACGACAGGCATGCCTGTTAAGGAAATCATAAATACCTACATTTTTACACGAACTATCACGGGAATACAAGCCCTGACAGATGAAATCGAAACGAAAGGAATGAGGTAATTGGAAGCATATCAAAAAATAAATTTTGAGGACAGCCCCAGCAGCACAACTCCGCTCAGCGCCGCTAACCTTAACCACATGGACGACGGTATCGCGGCGGTGACGGAGGCTGCAACAAACCTTGAGAGCGGCAAGCTTACTGTCAAGCCGATACCCGAGGGCGGTTATGACGATTGTACCGAGAGCAACACCCTGTATTACGGTTACGCCGGCGGTTACTACGTGTACGTTCTCCAAGTCATGGCGACAGGCTCGCCGAACCAGACGCAATATAAGCTCCGCGCCGACAATGCCCTGATCGAGTGCCGTACGCGTCACTATAGTAACGGTGCATGGGGGGCATGGGACAGCTGGACGCCCGTCGGCAGAGAGGGTAATATCGCCGGCGGCGCGATAACATGGGCAAAGCTCGCCGCCGCGCTGCAGGCGGTGATCAACGCCAAGGAGGTCAAGTCAAACAAAAAGACGACGCTCACGGGCAACGAGAGCAGTAACGATTTCTATCCGACGACAAAAGCAGTCGCGGACGCTTTGAACACCAAAGCTAATAGCAGTGCTTTGACAGCAAAGGCTGATGTAACTTATGTTGACAACAGACTTAATACCAAAGCTGATGTGACTTATGTTGACAACAGAGTGGAAGAAGTTGGTGACTTAAAGAGCGCAATTGATGACATGAACACAGTTTCGACAAATGCAATTCCTAAATATAATGGCAATTTGTCAAACAATAAGACATGGAATCAAACATCAAGCGGAGCGTATAAGTTTTTTGTTGTACCAGTTAACCCCGGCGATTTAGTCGTTACGTCTTTCGCAAACGTAATTCAGATCGGATTTTTAAAATCGTTTTCAGTTCCAACATCCGATGGAGGTGCAATCCCGTATTCTGAAGTAACAGGATTCACGGATAAAATTAACGTTGGCCCGAGTGAAAGAAAATATTATGTCCCAAATGATTCTTATTTCCTTGTTGTTGAGAATTATAAGAACAATTCTCTCACAGCGGTCAATAAATTATCAGTGAACGGATATGATTATGCAAAATCATTGATCAAAAACATTGATAAAATCATAGAAAAAGCAAATGCTCTTCCCGACATTTTGCAAACAGAAGAAAACTTCAGCGTTCGTCCGTATAATGTTGGGCATATGTCTATTGAAAGCACAACATGGGCACAGATGACAACAACGAATTTACCGTGGCGGCATAAAGTTTTTTCTGTGAATCCGAATGACATTGTTGAACTGTCTTTTTCTGCGACAATTACAATTGGATTCGTTAAAACATACACAGAACCAACAGCAGACGGGCAGACGGTGAACTATTCATCGGAAAGCGGATATACGGCAAGCATCGAAGTCGGAGTTAAACCGAGATCATTCAAAGTGCCGTCTGATTGTCATTATTTGATTGTTGAAAATTACAGGGACGGAACAGAATACGCTTGTAATAAGTTTACAATAAATGGATATGATTATGCAAAGCCGTTTGTAGATAACTTCGGTTCGATTGTTTATGCTGTCTCTGGAGAAGAATTAGCCGTGAAATGGGAATCAGGAGCAATCAACAGTGGTACAGGCGAAGACGTTTCATCAAGCACAAGAGTAAGATGCGGAAGCATTACCATCAGTAAAGGAATAAAGGTTCATGTTCCTTCTGGAATGAAACTAATGGTCATAACATACCTTTCTGATGAAAGCGTTATAAGCTCTGCATGGCAAACAAATGATTTTATTTACTATCCACGAGTAGAAAAAGAAAACACCGTCAGAATGTTTGGCGGTTATACAAATGATGCAACCATAAGCGATGCAAACATTGGAGCAATGTTCACAATGCGTTATATTCCGGTTCAAGATGATGCGCCTGTATGCTTCGGACTTGGTGACAGCATCATGCAAGGATTCTACAGTTATACATCCGGTGGTTCGGATCAGATTGCTGTGACTGAAAATTGTTGGGTAAATCGTGCAATGGTATACAAAAAGCATAAGTTTGTCAATATGGGAGTCGGCGGTTCTGGATACGTTCATGCCGGAACGGTTCTCGACAGAAAAAACGCAAAAGATCATGTTGATTCCATTGATTTTTCTGATGCGGACTATGTGCTGATGGCATGGGGTGTAAACGATTGGAAGTATAACGAAAACCTCGGCTCAATGAGCAGTACAAGTGGTGATGGTACGATCTACGGCAACATGAAATATGTTGTTGAAAAAATCCTTAATGACAATCCGCTGTGTAAGATTTTTGTTGTCACTCCGCTGAACAGCGCAAACACGACAAAGAACTACGGGACAAAGGCAACCAACTGGGGACTCGGATACGAATTGAGCAACAGCGGAACGCTTGAAGATGTTTTTCAAGCAGAAAAAGACATTGCAGAGTACTACGGACTACAACTGATTGATCAGACACATACAAGCATTGTAAACCGTGAAAACCTGCTTTCCGTGCTGACAGATGGGGTGCATCCATCACTTGATTGCCATGGAGTAATCGGAAGGGAAATGTCCGGGAAGATTACTTTTTGATTGTGGTGGGAATATACTGCGTTAAAGGACACTTTAAATTACTAATAAAAAATATAGGGAATATCACATGGTTCAGTACACTAAGGGCGAGTACATCAAGCTGATGGACGAAGCAAACCTGAAGGCTCAGGCTGACCTTGAGTACCTCGCTATGATGACGGAGGTGGAGCTTGAGTGAGTAAGCATTTCAAAAAGGTAAAAATGTATTTTGACAGCGGATTGTGGAGCATCGAGAGAGTCCGGAACGCCGTAGTCAAGGGCTGGATAACGGCTGAGGAGTATAAGGATATCACGGGAGAGGTGTACGAAAATGCAGATCGAGCCTAAATTTGTTAATTACGATATTGTCATCGCGCGGCTGGGCGGAGAGGAGTGATACCAATGTCCGAGACAATAATCATCGCGCTTATCAGCCTTCTCGGCACACTCGGCGGCACGTTCGGCGGCATTCTGGCAACCAGTAAGCTGACCAACTACCGCATTGAACAGCTTGAAAAGAAGGTCGACAAGCACAACAATATCATCGAACGCACATACAAGCTTGAGGATAACGACAAGCTCCTCGAGGAAAAGATAAAGGTCGCAAACCACAGGATAGACGACCTTGAAGCTAAGAGGTGACCTATGCCGAAAAAGCTCAAAAAAGACCATTTCAAGGAATTCTCAAAGCTTATCCTGTTCCTGTTCGCGGTCAATTATTTTGTCGGCGGCGCGTTCCTGCTGTGGGTGGTGCAATTTCAGCTCACCCACGCGGTGGCTCCCGAGTACGTATCCGCGGCTGAGTTCGTGACATACTTCACAGCTCCGATTGTGGCGGGACTCCTGTCATATTTCGGCAAAGCGGCGGTCGAAAACTTTGAGAAAATCAAAAACGATTTCACAGGCAAGTCAACGGAGAAATCCGATTCAAACAAAATTGCGAAAGGGTGATTAAATCAATGGAAGCAAAAATAATCTTTATTGCCGTTCTTGCAGTCGTACTCATTGTCGGCATTGTCCTCGCCGCGAATGTATCGGCGTTTAGAAACTGGCTTGTATACGCCGTAACGGAAGCAGAAGCCAAATTTGGCGGCAAAACCGGCAAGCTCAAGCTGAGGTACGTGTATGATTTAGCGGTCGAAGCGTTCCCCGTGCTCGCCAAGACGCTGCCGTTCTCGTTCTTCTCGTGGGCAGTGAACGCAGCACTACTGATTATGCGCGGCATGATTGAGGACAACGCAAAAATCGCAGATATCGTAAATAACGAGGATAAGGAGTGATACCGTGAGCGAGATTAAATATTACAACCTCTCAACCGAAGGAAACAAGTTCTTAACTCCTCACTTTCAAGTTCACGAGTTCGCTGACCCGTCCGATTATGTGAACGTTTCCTATCCTGAGGATATCCCGATTCACGACAAGCTGCCCGCCGTGCTCGAAAAGGTCTTTGAGCATTTCGGCTGCACGAAGGGCATCATCAATTCCGGTTACCGTTCGCCTGCGGCAGACCTCGACGTCGGCGGGTCCGGAAGCGGTCCGCATACGCTCGGCATCGCCGCGGACGTGTATTTTTACCGCGGCAATGAGCCGGTGCCGTCGCGGCTTGTCGCGTGTTACCTCAAGGATGAGGGAATCAAGGGCATCGGTCTCAACTGCGGCGGCAACCCCAACGGCACGCACATCGACATGCGCGGCTTCGGCGTGTGGAACGACTCAGTCTGGTACGGCGACGAAGCTGTCAGAAACGGCGGCATTTACAAGACCGTCAGCGATTTCTACGCTTATACAGGTACCACCAAAGCCGAGGTTTACCCCGACGGCGACACTCCGAGCACTCCGTCCGCACCTCACGATAACGTGAGAAACGATTACACCACCTCGACACGCATGGTTGAAATAATCAAGACCTATGAGGGCTTTTCGCCTCGGGCAATCAAGCTGAGTGGTGAGGACGAGTACACGATCGGTTACGGTCACTATGGCTCTGACGTTCACGCGGGCGACACGATCACCGAAGCGGAAGCAACCGAGCTGCTTGAACGCGACCTGAAAGTATTTGAAAGCGCCGTCAAGAATGCGGTCAAGGTCGATATCACTCAGTCGCAGTTTGACGCGCTCGTTTCATTGTCATACAATATCGGTACGGGTGCGTTTGCAAGCTCCGATACGGTCAAGGCGCTCAATGAGGGCGAAATCGGTCACGCGGCGGTCGACATTCCGTCATGGCGCAAAGGCATGGGCGATCAGATTTTGCCCGGGCTTGAAAAACGCAGACAGACAGA